ACGATGAAACAGATACATTAAACCTAACATCTACTAATGAAGGTGCGGTTGATGAAGCGCTTAAATTACCTATGAGTGATATTATAGATAGTTTAGGTATTAATTTACACGGAAAGACACCAGAACAACGACAAGGTATTTTAAACTTCATTAAACAAATGATGGGTGATTTACAAGCTCAATTTGGGGTTGGTCCTTTATTAGGTGAAAGTGATGATAAGGAAGGGTTTCAAGACCCAGATTTATTTGGTGATGAAGAAAGGGCTGAACGTGAAATGGATGAAAGCTTTGAAGATTTAATGGAAACTTTAGCTAAGAAAGATACACCAACCATTGATATAACTGAAAGTGTTAACCCTAGGATTAAAAAAAGTGACCTAATAAAATACTATAAAAATAAAAAATAATGGATAATAAATTTAATAGGATGGCAATGAGAGCTTTAGATAATAAAGTTAGTAAAAAGCTGAACATCAGTGAAAGTCGAATGACTTATGAAGATGACCACTCTGAAAGGTTAAATCCAATATTGGCTAAACAACTAAGAGATAGAACAACATCTTTGGGTGTACACCCTATTTTCCCAGAAAGTGATGATATGCATTTTGAGGAAAAGCTAATGTCAAAAAGGTTTACTGACGTATTAAAGAATTTCAAAAGACATCACAATACCGAAGTTGCAGATTTAGGTACGTTTTACCAAGAGCAAGCTCAATTGATAATGAGTATTATCAATATGGAGAAATCCAACAAGGTTGAATTGGAACAAATGGCGATTAATTTAATCAGAGAAGAGTTCGATATGACCGAAGCTGATGTAGAGATAGTGGCTAATTTAACGTCTGATTTTAAAGACTTTAACGAGTCTGATTCAAGACAAGAGCCAGAAAGAGATGTTGATGTTACATTTGATAATCACGCTGAATTAGAACAAGCTAATAAAGAAGTTTATAAGCGTAGATTTGTAAACGCTTTGATTCAAGGTTCTGCAAAGAAAGTGAATCATATGTTTCATGTGGTTGATGAAGAGTTACAGAATATGGAACCTTTATTACCTAATAGTTACGCTAAGTTAATGACTGGTGCTGACTACGCTTATATGCTTGAAGCTAATGAAGGTAAACGAATGATGGGTGGTAGAGTTCAAGTAGAATTCCCAACTGTAGAGGGTAATAGACCTAAGATTACAGCTATGGCTATAACATTCCCAGTATTGATTCATGAGATTATGAAAGGTGTTATGGAAATACTTTCAAGACATGGTTTACCAGAAAACGCTGATGTTGCAAAATATGCGTTGGCCAAGGCTGATTATATGAATGCTGAAATTTGGGATATGAGACTAGGACCGCCAATTTGGGAGAAGTTTGTAGAATCATTACCACCAGAAGATTTTCCGTTGAAACATCACGCATACGTTGAATTAGTTGCGTTACCAGTTGATGAATTCAATGATACCATGAGAGAAATCTTATTAGGTAGTAGAGAAGGTAAAGCTAAAATGCAAGTAATTATTGATGACGTTAAAGATGATTTGAGAAATGACGATTTTGACAATGCAATGGAACATATTAGTGACGATGATTATTTAGGTCCAGAAGATTTAGATAACATTGACGATGAAGAATGGTTCTAAGAATATAGGATTATTATAATAAAAAAAGGGCTTTCGTAATGAAGGCCCTTTTTGTTTTTAGTGTATAATGGGCTTTTTTGGTATATTTATATTAAAAAAGAATATGTTAACACTGAATGAAATACTACAAGAATACATGAAATGCATCACGGACCCGTGTTATGCTATTACAACGTATTTTGAAACCTTTGATAAAACACAAGAAGGTTTTGTGCCATTTAAACTATTCCCGAAACAAGTTGAGATTATTGAGGCCTACCGTAAGAACCGTTTTAATATGGTTACAAAACCTAGGCAAGCTGGTGTATCTACAACTACAGCTGCATATGCCGCCATATTGGCCGCTTTTGCTGATAAGAAAAATCCTGAACAAATATTAATTCTTGCCAACAAGCAAGATATGGCATTTGAATTCTTAGATAAGATTAAGGATTTCTTAAGACAAGTACCTAGATGGGCTTGGGGTGAAGAATATTACGGTACTCCTGAAAAGGAACTTAAGAGTATATTCCTAACCGATTCAAAGAAAGAATTAAAGTTACCAAATAAAAGTAGAATTAGAGCGGTTGCTACATCCAAAGATGCGTTAAGGGGTTTTACGCCAACTTGGTTAATTATGGATGAGGCGGCATTTATCGACCAGGGTGAAGAAGTATTTGGTGCGGCATTAACAGCGCTAGGTACGGGTGGTAGAGCTGCATTGGTTTCTACGCCAAATGGTATGGATAAATTATACTACACTACATACGAACAATCTAAAAAAGGGAGAAATGATTTCCACATCATTGAGATGAAATGGTATCAAGACCCTAGATATAACGGATATAATAATGGTGGGAATGACATGACTTGGATTCATGAAGATAATGAGGACGACCAATTAGTGGAAGTGGAATTCACTCATGAGCATTACGAGGAAATGGTTAAGAAGGGTTATAAAGCAACTTCTAAGTGGTATCGTTCTAAGTGTCGTGGTATGAATAACGACAAGAGAATGATTGCCCAAGAACTAGATGTATCATTCATTGGTTCTGGGGGTAACGTAATCGATTCTAAAGATATCTTACGTCAAAAAAATCAAAACATGCAAGAACCTTTAATGGTTGATGAAAATAATAAAGATATCTGGATTTGGGAAGAACCTATTGAAGGTCATCAATACATAATGGCTGTCGATGTTGCTAGAGGTGATGGTGAAGATTCATCTACCATAGTTGTAATCGATTTTACTACAATGACCCAAGTAATGGAATATACTGGAAAATTACAATCAGATTTATTGGCATATCCTGTTGATGAATACGCTAGGATTTATGAAGCGATGGTAGTAGTTGATATTACTGGTGGTATCGGTGTTGGTACAATTAACAAATTAATGGAATTGGCTACACCTAACTTATACTATGGTGAAACTACAAATAAGCCTCTTGATAAATTAACTAATAAAATAACAACTTATACAAACGAAGGTAAATATCCAGGGTTCAACGTAGCTTCTGGTGTTAGAGCACCATTGGTCGCTAAATTAGAAATGATGATTAGAACCAACGGGATTAAGGTTCGTTCTAGTAGACTTATTTCTGAAATGAATACATTCGTATTCAAGAATGGGCGTGCTGACCATATGGAAGGGTTTCACGATGATTTACTTATGGCGTTAGGGTATGCGATATGGGTAGCTGAAACTTCATTTAAAAAATTAAAAGAATCTAAAGCTAAAACCAAAGCAATGTTAAAAGGTTGGGTGATGGCAAGTAATGATGGTAGCGAGAACTTAGAAAAAGAATATGGGGAAGGTTATGTCGCTAGACAAGACGGAGGTAAAAAGGCAATAAAAAAGCCTAACTTTAATTCCACTGTAGCAAGAACAATGCAAGACCCAACTGGTAAATACATGTGGCTATTTATTGGTACTAAATAATTTAAAGTAATCTATTGATATTTAGATTATATTAGTTATATTAAAAGATATAAAAAGTAATAAAAGATAATGGCAAAAAAACAACAAAAAAAGGTATGGCAAAAGATTGATGGAGTTTTTGGCAAAGATGGGTTAAATCCTAACGCTAAAAAGAACAATCGTTATACAATGGGTAATCAAGAGATATTGAGAACTCAATCTAAAGAAGAATTCGATACGGCAAAATTACAAGCACAACAAACCAAGTATTTGGCTGGTATGTGGAATAAAGTTGATGGTGAATTATATCAACAAGCAATTCATTATGAAACAACAAGGGTTGGTTCCTACTCAGATTTTGAGACAATGGAATTTTATCCAGAAATTTCAGCGGCATTAGATGTTATGATGGAAGAGTCTACCACACCTAACGATAAAGGGGATGTTATTAACATTTACTCTGGAAGTAAGCGTGTGAAATCAATACTTGAAGATTTATTCGTTAATCGTTTAGACATACACACATCATTACCAATGTGGACAAGAAATACTTGTAAATATGGTGATAACTTCGTTCACTTGAATGTGGATGATAGCGCTGGTATTATTGGTGCTAGACAATTACCTAACTTTGAGATAGAACGTAGAGAAAATGATATCCATGGTATTATATCTCCAGCTCAATTGGAAGGTGTGAATGCTGATGAAAGTAGAAATAAAACAAAATTCTTTTGGAAAGGAAAAGATGTAACATTCAATTCTTGGCAAATCGCTCACTTTAGATTATTGGGTGATGATAGAAAATTACCTTATGGTACTTCTTTCTTAGAGA